CGACAAGTCCTGCGCCTCGTCAATAAATGTGATGGCCAAACGGGGACAGAACTGTGCGCCTTCACGGACGAAGACCTCCAGCATGTCTGTGAAGTCATATAGCTGAAACCGGTTTTTATATTCTTGCAGGCTGTCAGCTATGTACTTCACCCGGTTCCAGTCCATGTCCATGTTACTTAGGTCATACTGCTCCCGCAGCGGCACCTTACGGAGCCGAGCTAGGTTCAGCAGACTGATTACCGGGTTGTCGTTTTTGGTCAGATCGAACGCGTCGTCAGTGCTCATGTTTTTGCCACCTTCTGTCAGATCGAAGCCGATGGCATGTCCAAGCTCTTTGTAGTGCTCGGTTTGCATCACCTGCTCTTGGCGTATGCCAGACAGGCGTAGTGCAAAGCTGTGTAGTGTGCGGAACCACGGCAGTTGTGTGGGCTCCAGATTGAAGCGCTTACAGGCACGTTCTACCGCTTCGTTGGCCGCCTGCCGGGTAAAGGCAAAGTAGCCGATGTGCATGGGGTCAACGCCGGACGACAGAGCCTCATCTACTTTGTTAAGTAGCGCCGTTGTCTTGCCGGTGCCGGGCGGCCCGTATATGCGGAAGATTTTAGTGTCCATTGGTCGCCTCTGTAAGTTTCAACTCCAGCAGTTCAAGGCTGCCCTTGCCGAGGTTCGGTATATCCCCAAGGTTTTTCTTTTTGCTGTAGTCGATGAACTCTTCAAATGTCAGGTCGAACAGGCCCTCGTTTTTGAGGCAGTTACGGATACGTCGAGGCAGAACGAGATCACACATTTTTCGGGGCTCATCTACGCTCTGCATCCACTGAATGTGCTGTGAAACGGCCACGACAATCTGCTTGATCCGTTGGCGGGACAGGTCCATTTCTTCTGCGATTGACTGGTAGGTGCGAAGCGCCACCACCCGTTGCTCATGTATGTAAAGGTCACGGCTCTTCATCAAAAGGGTGCCTCCTCACTGTTGTTGCTATTACCAAAAGTTGGCGTGTTGATCTCGACGTCTACAGAGTCAAAGGCCGTGATCTCCCAAACACGCACGGGCCTACCCTTAATTTTCATCAAGCGGCTCTGTGCACCCATGTCTCGTAAGCGCTGAGCGATCTTGTGCGTCTTGTATTCAAAGAACTTGTTGCGCTTCAGAAAGCCTTCAAAGTCTTTTAGCCGGAAAAGCGTGGTGTTATTCTCCTCATCCGTCCACGGGCGCTTGAGCAGTATCTCTTCCTTGTCGTTGGCCTTTTGCATATGAGCGCAGAACTCTTCCAGATAATCGTAGAACTGGCCACTTATGCTGGCGTCTTCGGCGACATCTATGATGGCGCTCTCATTGTCCCGCATTTCGTTCATTAGGCCGCCGATACGACCTTCCCAGACCTGCTTACTAACAGTGCGGGGCATGAAGTTCAGTTGTTCCATGCAACATTTCTGAAAGGATGTCTGGCTCATCAGACCTTCAGTATCAAGTTCTAGCGGCTCGCCGTTGACGTCCAAAAACCAGACCGGCGGGTTGGAGTTGTATTTGCGCAGGTTCGCAATCGCTGCGCCTTGAATGGCTGCGCCGATGCCGTGCTTGCGTGTTTGACAGAGCTCTTTGTTGCAATGCGCGTTGATTGGGCTGTCGCTACAGCGGTAAGCGTAGTCCTTCTTCTCAAGCTGCTTGGCTACAATGTTAACCTCGCTCAGAGGCAGCGGCGGCTCCAAATACTGCATGTTGTATGTCAGGATCTCGGACTCCCAGCTATCCGGGTATGCCTTACGCAGATAGACGCCGATGTTGAACAGGCCGTTGTTTCGCCCACCCTCAGATATTTTGTTTTTGAGCAGGAACTGAAGGCATGGCGGCCCATCTTTCATAGGCGACACTTCTTCCGGATCACCCACTTGCAGGGCCATTATTTGTTCCGGCGTCTGCTTGTGCGCCTCATATAGCTCTATAAACTCTTTCAATGTGGCAGAGGTGCCGTCGTCTTTGATGGCATAGCGCAGCCCGTCTTCTGCGTTGTAGTACGGCAGGTTCAGGAAGTTGCCCACGTCGTCGCGTTCAAGGTTGAGCTTGATCTGCTTTGGGAAGATTTCACTGCCGCCATAGCCCAGCGCTGCGGATATCTGTTGCAGGGTCGCCTGCATGTCCTTGGCGTCTACCCACTCGGTCGTAAACAGAAAGCAGTGTGCGCCGCCAGACTTAGAGCGGCAGACGACGAGAGGCAGCTTGAGCTTGCGGATTTTTTCGACCAGCACTTTGTGGTCGAGCGGATATTGGTCAACGTCAACACAGCCCCAGACGCATTTGTTATCCTCGTTGATCGGGATAACACCAATGCCGCGCCCCTTGCCGGACAGGTGCCCCTCCCACAGGGCCGTGGTCCGCGGTTCGCGTATAATGGCTGCTCGTCCGGTGTTCTTACCGTTAGCTTGTGTTTTCTCTATTTTATATGTGCCATACGCTAATTTAAGCCCATCGAATATGGCTGAAAACTTTTCTACTGACATGATGTTCCCCAAAAAGGACGAGACGGCAGAGGCCCGTGCGCCCCTACCGCCTCGACTTTTTAGAACGGTACGTCGTCCGGGTTGATATCCCCGACGCCGGACTCGTCCTGATGCTTCACAACCACTTCGCCTGCGGCAATGCTCTTGGCAAATTCCTTGGCTCGGTTGTAAGTCGTCATGTCTTCGACAGGGCCCACACGGCTCATTTCCCAACCGTGCCAGCTACCTTTCGAGTTCTCCTCAAGCTGGGTTTTGAGGTGATACACATGACTGAAGCGAGGCGGGGTGAACGGCCCGTTTTTCCCTTGCATCGTCAGCGACGAAACCATGCTGTTCCATTTACGCGACTTTTTCAGTTGCGTAGATTTCATGGCGAGCAGCGCAGTTTCAGCAGCACCGTCCTCGTGCAGGACGATGACATAGTGCTGATGGGTTTCTTCGATGTAGTGCCCAGACCCATCTTGCACGTATTCGCGGTTGTCTTCAGTAGACCGCTCGGTTTTGGGCATAGCTTCGCCCGGAAGGAAGATGGCCACGGGAGCGCCCGTACCTTCGCCCAAAGGGGCCCATTGGATGAACCGACGCTGGTAGGCACACGGGATGACCTTGATGCCGTCCTTGCCCCTTAGAACCTGCCCAGTGACGGTATTGTAAATGTCACCTTTGCGGGCGTCTTCTAATACGTCGAGCTCCTTGCTCATGCCGCCCAAAATTTTCAGGAACGGCAGCGCAAGATCTTCTGCGCCCATGTTTTCCAAACCGGAACCGGCATCGTCCTCAAACATAGTCGGGTCGAAAGCGATTACTTCAGCAGACTTGGTCTCTGCCACTTCGTTCTTTTTGCTGGCCATTATTTTTTCCTCCTAATGATGGCTCGTTGTCCCACATACGCACCGAAAAGCTCCATAGGGAAGTCGTCTCCGTTTTCCACACGCTCTTTAACCCAAGCGCGTAAGGTAGACGAGTGCACAGACGTATCCTGCTCAGCAAGATAGCCGCGCTCTTCCGCAATCTCACGGAACTGCTCAGCCTTTTCGTCTTCGCCCATGCCAAACGAGCATGAGACGGTGTTCTTAACGATGTCGCCGAACCCGTTGTCACGGAGCCATTGATATGCTTTGGGACGATTATCTACGAGGATAGATGCCCCGTAGGTCTGCTTGACAGAGACTTCTGAGCCATCATCAAGCGTCATGCTGGAAAGTCCAATCTCTGCCAACATGGTCGGCAGATCTTCATCCGTCATCTTCATCAGGCTTTTCTTTGCTTGCTTAAGATTTGCCTCAAGCTCTGCGATCGCCTCTTCTTGATCACGGATTGCCTTGGCCAATCCAGCCACGGTCGTTAGGTCGCTCTGGTCGAGCTTCTCAACGGAAGAGGCCAACTTATCTTCAAAGTCAGCCTCCATCTGGTCAAAAATGTTACTCATTCGTGTGTCCTCTTTCGTGATTAAAGGCTCCTTTCGGGCCTTGACTCCTAACATATATTCTCATATGTTCGCATAGTCAAGGAGAAAAATCGTGAAAAAGTACACGTTCAAGACTGAACCGTTCGACCATCAACGTAAGGCTCTCACAGATTCGTGGGCCGCGGAGTATTACGCGCTGTTCATGGAGATGGGAACAGGCAAGTCTAAGGTGGCGATTGATACTATCGGCATCCTGCACATGATGGACAAGATCAACGCTGCTTTGATCGTAGCGCCAAAAGGTGTTTATGACAACTGGGTTAAGGGAGAGATCCCATCCCACCTTCCTGACAGCATCGAGCGGCAGGTCATGCGGTGGACGCCGTCAGCTACCAAGAAGTATCTACACGAGATCCGGGACTTCATGTTCGGCGAGGAAAGGCACCTCCGCATTTTTGTAATGAATGTTGAGGCGTTGTCTACGCCGCGAGGCACCAAGGCCGCGCTGACGTTCTTGCAGAAATACCCTGATAACATCGTGATAATTGACGAAAGCACCACGATAAAAAATCGTAAAGCTACCCGTACTAAAAACATTATGACGATGTCTCATTTTGCCAAATACAAT